TTGGCGGTTATGTATTTAGTTTCATAAGCACTAACTCCGTCGAACTGGCTTATTAATAATAGGTCGTTGTCGCTTAGTGTTGCCGCTTGTGGGAACTCGCTGAATTTCTTCATTACTTATCGTTTTGATGTAGCTTGTTAATTTTTGCACGTTCGTGTTTTTAGGCTTGTATGCTTTCATAAATACCAACCGCGAAAAAAGTTATTTGTATCGGGGAACATATCGGGCGAACTATTATCATTGTATTCGGGAAACGTCGCGCTGTAAGTACCCATGTAATCAATAAATCGCTGTGTGTAATGCTGTGCAATTGAACGCTCTTTTTCTACAAGGTAATCGACTTCGTTTTTTTCTACGTTGGTAGCGTTCTCTGAGTTGTGCTTGTACATTCCCTTGTTTGCGATAGTGTACGCCGCAAAAGGTAAGTATTCGACCATTGCCCAGTGAATAAGCATAGGCTTTACATACGTTTCCAACAACTCCAAATAAGGGCTTGCTAACGTGTTGTTTTCAATATCCGTTTTAAACCTGTTCAGTAAGTTTGTTCCAAGGTAATTTTGAATATAAATATCCTGTGCGATTTTGACGAACTGAATGAATTTATCCGTATCGACGTTGCCACCTAACGCGGTTAAACGTACTAAATCGTCTCGTGTTATTAAAAGTGCTTCTGCCATTATCGTGCGTCTCTTGGTAGGTTTTTGTTTCGTGGGCTAAATCCTTTTTTAGGTAGGTTGTTAGGGTAAACACTTACCTCGTATGGATTCGTTACTTTGTAGCCCTTAATTTCCGCCGCTCTCGTTCCTATCTCTTTATATCCTTCCTCGATTTTATTTAAGTCTAACATAAAAGTAACCCGCGCCCATTTGTGATGACATCGCGGGCCGCCTTTAAACCTGAAAATATCGTAAGTATTTGCGCCACCTTCACCAAAACCCGGGTTTACCGCTCGGTTACTCATCATATCAATATCTTCCTTTCTGAAAAGCCTATCAGTATTCGACATCATAGCCGAACAAAAGTCTCTTTCGGGTTGTGGATTACCCGTGTATTTGTAGCGCACTTTAAAGTACTTCAAATCGCCTACCTTCCTATCCTGTGAACTCTTTAAGTTAGGCATCGGATTCCCCGTTTGAACCAAGTTAACCAACTTACTAAGCAAACTAACCTTAGGTTCGAATTCCGTTTCGGCGTTTAAAAGTGCTTCGTCTAATTCGTCCTCGTTTTCGCCTACTTCGCGTTCGTCAACTACTACCCATTCGTCGCTCAATTGATTACGGTCTACCTCGTCTAAGATACTTTGCAATTCATTTACCGCGCTTAGGGCTACTTCTTCTTCGACCTTTCCGCTTGCGTCCATAAATTCGAGCGGTTTCAAGGTTTCAAAATATAGTTTCAAACTGATTTGATTGTACGCTAAAATCGTATCTAAGGCATCCAAGATTAATTCTTGATAAGGACGTACAACCATGTTGTAATAAAGCACGAAAGAGTTCTTTAATTCGTCCGCGTTGCTCGAAAATCCGTTTGAACTTGAAACCCCAAAAAGTAGCGGTGAAGTTACGTTATGTCCAAGCATGATTTTTCTCATGCACTCATCGGAAAGATATTCGTAATGTTGCGGAGCATCGTTTAGCGGTATGTCTACAACCTCGGTTGCTTGGTCTCTATTGTTGTTGAATGAAATGATTACCCTTTCACCTTTCGAGCCTGTCAACTTGTTTTTAACGAGCCTTTCAGTGTCGCTCATTTGCTCATCGGTAGGGATTCCGTTGTTAAAGTTAATTATCTTAGTACCGCTGAATCCGTTTTGAACCTCGTTAATTAAATAGTCGGCTATTTCTTCCTCTAAAACCGCATACGGAAGCGCCCCTTGGTAATCAACTAACGCAAAATATTTAAGTCCTACCGAATAAGGACGAACGTAAAGTATTTCAATGTCCTCTTTTGACGTACCAAAAGACGGAATGCGCTTAGGCGGGAATTTTTTAGTGTCCGCCCAATTGTCCGAGTAATAATACGCTTCTATTTCACCGTCCGCATTGCACTTTTCAGGGCGTAAAAGGTGTACAGGGATGTGATATGCCTTATCGATTCGCTTTCTGTCCTTAGAGTAGATTACTTGAAAAGCAAATTGACCGAGCATCTTTGCATCCATGATAACTTTACGGATACATTCCTTATTAAATAACACGCGCATTTGAGCGTATTCAGCGGGTTTTCTCGACGCGTCTAAGGCATTCAGTCCACGTCCGTATATTAACTTCGCTATGTTGTTTATAATCGCGTTATTTGTAGGGCTGTAAGTGTACCTGTCTATTAGATATTGAAAGTAATCGTTATCTTCTCCGTAATCTACCCAATTTTCGCGGCTGTTTTCGTGAACAGACGGGGTTTCGTATTTCGCTAAATCAACAAAGTGAACGTTATTCATAGGTTATGTACGTGTTTTGTGTCACATTTGGAATGTACTGCGACGTGTTGTTAGGGTAATTATTGACGCTAAAGGTGTCTAAGTTCTGAGAAGTTACGAATACCTTGTCGTAAAAGGTCATTACTGCCCCATCAAATAGAAACATATCGTACCAATGGTTTTCTATTAAGTCGACATCGACGTCGATTACAAGCTCCCAATAGTACTCTAATTCGGTAAATGATACTATCGCAAAGGTCTGTTCGGTGTTTGTTTGGTCGTCTCGAAATATACAAGCGTCCGCGTTTTCGTATCTCGGAACGATACTAAGTGTTTTTTGTGCGGCAATAGGTGTTATTACTTGCATATCTATATAACTATTTAAACACGAATTGTTTTAAAACAAAAAAAGGGAGCAGACCATTTGTCTACCCCCCTTAAACTAAGTATTAGGAGAATTAAGAGCCTATTTTAGTTATCGTCGATAGTTGCACCATTAAACAATGCCGCTAAAGACGCCTCGTCGTTACAATCCAAGAACGGCGCAGGGATGTTTTCCATACCTGTAAACGTTAAATTGTATCCGCTAAAATCACCCAAAGCCGAACCAGTTGAAAAAGTACCCGCTGTTACGTCGCAACCTCTTTCAAGACCCGCTAAAAAGAAGTTTAAGTTTCTGTCACGAACCACGATGTGAGGACGTCCGTAAGAAAGTAACTTAACCGTTTTATGAGTAGCAATATCTTGACGCTTCAACTGCGCTACTATTACTTGCTCAAAGAACGTAGTACCGTTGTCACGGCTTGATTGGATTGTTTGCTCGAATGAGTTCGCACCTTTCAACTCAAATTTGTAAAGGGTAGTTACACCTTGAATATCTGTAATCACATCTTCGTAACCTGCTGTTGGAGGTGTAGTATCAAATGTTACGTCAGTAGGGTAATTAATCCCGTAGTTTATAATGTAGATAGCGTCAATACCCGAAACCGAATCTTTACACGCTTCTAACCTTCCGTTGCTAATATCACAAGCCATTTGTTATGTATTAAAAAGTTAAAAATAGGGGGCTTTTACACCCCCGTTAATGATTATAGAGAAACGTCGTAAACAACGCAGTCTTCTAAGATTCCGATTTGAGTACCCGCTGTGTATCGAGCTACGAAACGTACATTTTTACTACCGTCAATTGCACTCATATCAATGATTCGGCATTCTTGGTGGTCCGAAAGTAAACCAGTTCCAAAGAACAAGTTCTCTTTAGTAGTCGCCAACATGGTGTTAGAATCCATTCCGTTAGCCATAAACAATGGAATACCGTCGAAAGTTAAAGCGTTAGCGTTACCATTGTACCAAGTAGTTCCTTGGTTGTTGATACCTGCCGCTCCAACACCTGCCGCGAATCCACCCAATGCACGAACGTAAGCACGAACTACGTTTTGTGGAGCGTAAATTTTAAGTCCTTCTTTTCCGTAAAGTCTTGACGGTAGAGCGTCGACCACCTTACCGATTTCGTCGATAACGTTAGTAGGGTCGATAGTTGTACCTCCAACACCTTGAGCTAATGGAATACCTGTTCCAACTTCGGAAAGAGCCAAAGAGAAAAGACCGTCGAATTGACCATTAACCGCGCTGTCACCAGTCCAAAGGGAAACTTCAGTACTTTCCGCCATGCTTCCAAGAAGACGCGCGATAAAAAAGTCAGTAAAGTTTTTAGGTAAAACATCGAATGCGCTATAACCCATTTGGATAGCTTCCCAGTCGTCTTCGAATTCTTTCTTACAAACGGTAGCGTTAATTTGTAAATACTTAGGTTCGATTACTCGGTCACCTAAAACAACGTCACCTGTCGGGTCAAAGTCGCAAGAATCGTTCTTGATAAAATCAGTTTGAGTAGTTAACGCTTTTACCGTGCTTCGGTATTTAACGTTAGGCATAACGGTTACACCGCCATTTTCAATAGTGTTGGCACTTAAAAGAGCCGCACCAATGTACTTCCCTGCGAACTCGCCCGCGTAGGAAGAAGTGTTGTTAAAATTTGTAGGCATTTGTTAAAAAATTAAGATTTATAAATTATTCAGTTTATTTAAAACTCGGTCTAGCGAACTTTGAGCCTTTTGTTTTTCGTATCGGAATACTTGAACAGGCTTTTCGTTTTCGGGGTTATAGGAAATAGGTTTAACACTATTTTGTGTGCTTAATTCCGTCTTAATGGCGTTTAATTCCGCTTTTAACGCTTCGTTTTCTTCGCGCATTTTAGCAACCTCTGAGAACAACGTTTCTTTGATAATAGATTCAATTGTCTTTTTAGGCTGTCTTTCCTCGCTTGCCATTTCTTCCTCTACGGTAGCTACTTCCTCGGTTACTTCTTCCTCGGTTTCTTCCATCTTTTCTTTGATTTCGGAAATGATACCTTCCTCGGTAACTACAAGAATGTACTCGCCGCCTTCCATTTCGTATTCACCAACAGGCAAAGGAACATTTCCTTCTTCGGTTACTACGAATACTTCTGCTCCCGCTTCAAAAGAAGGTGCTTCGATTACGGTTGTTCCGTCTATTAGACGTGCTTGTTCAAGTTTCACTTCCATTCCAAGAAGCGTCTTGATTTCTTTTATTGCTTGTTTTGCGTTCATGGTTTTATTTATTATACTTTTTAAATGTTTCTAAATCATTTTTTAATAAAGCAAGCATTGTTTTATAATTGTTATCTACTTCTTTAGGAATATCTACTCCTAAATCCATTGCTTGTTTTCTTAATTTTTGATAATCAGAATCTATTTTAGAAGCTATTTTTTGAGCTGACACAAATTCGGATTGCATATTTTTAATAGCTGCTTCTATATTTTGAACTTGTTTTTCTACGTTTCCACTTGCAACAATGTAAGAATTTACAGAACTTTCAAAATCTTGAACTAAACCTAATTCAACTTTTTGAGAATCCAAATCTACTTTCACCTCGGATAGTTCCGTCTTTTCTAACTTCGCTATCTTTTCAAATACGTGTTTATTCATAACTAATTAACTATTTGGGTTTATATTGTTGCATTTTTACTTTATATCCTTAACATCTTGAAGTATTCTTTTGGCAATTACAAAAGAGTTATATCCTTCTTGTGAAACATCATTAAAGTTTTGCGGAGCAACTATACCTAAATCATTTATTTGTTTTTCAATTTTTTCTAATTTGTCTTGTATTTTAGAATAGGCATTTATTGTTTTATCCGCTTTACTTCTTATTTCTGTAACTGCATTTTGATATTTTGCTTTGGCATTGAGTATTTCATCCATTATACCTTTAACTTCTTTGCCTACATCATCAATTACACCTAATTCTATTTGAATTTCGGATAGTTCCGTCTTTTCTAATTCAGCTATTTTTTTAAATACGTGCTTGTTCATTTTATTTTGTTTTTAAGAGTAACTATTGCTTTTTGTTCGTGGTTGGTTTATATTTTGGCTTTGGCTTGTAGTCTGATTTTCCAAACTACCAACGCCCTGTTGCCATAACTCACCGTTACAACATTCACTTTTATAAGTGTTGTCTTTACATAGGCATCCGCGGCGACCGCCTAACGGGCTAACTGGCACTCGTTTATCTTCTTTAGGCATGGCTTAGTTTTTCAATGAAGTAAATAACGTCGTAGATTATTCCCGAATGGCTTGCGTTGAATTTAATTTGTAGTCCGTCATTTGCTACGTTTTCGTTTGCGTAGAAATTAAACGACCTCGAATAAACGTGTTCAACCCCGTTACCCTTTGGAAATACAATAACGTCGGCTATGTTTGCGTAATCGGTGTCAGTAGGGCAATAGAAGTTTAAGTCAGCGTGTGCGTTGTTCGTGTTCATGGATGCTTTAAAAGCAATCGTGAGCGCATACGTTGAACCCGCTTCTAAATTAAAAGACGGACTTGTATACATCCCCAAGTTATAAGGGTCGTTTGCCCTACCTCCGTTATTAGGTAACGTAAATTCCGTGTTTGCGGTCATTAAATACGGGTTACTTACGTTGTACTCGGTGTCGTCGTAACGCGCCCATCCAACTTGTAGAGCGTTGTTATTAATAGGCGCAAATTGTATCCACTCGATACCATTACCTACATAGTAATTCCCGTCGCTTTCTATTAACGCTCCGACTTCGGGTAACGAATCCATTTTTTTATCACGGTCTACGCTTTCCATTTGTACGGAATACTGACTATTTCGGCGTCTTCGTGGACGTGGTGCGGTTCTATTCATTACTTAAAGGTTTTGAAGTATGTTTTTGATTTGGTCTAATAATGATTCGTGTTTGCTTAGTTCCTCTTTGCTATCAAAGTACCCCTCAATTGAGAAACCTTTTACCTCACCCGCTTTTACCTTTTCCCAAACTTCATCGTTATCTACTTTCATGGATAGCATCCAAGTTCCCATTGGTAAGTTAAATCCGTACTTCACGCTTTTGTCGTGCTTCTCATCTTCGACTATCCAACTTTCAACTACGGACATCCCGTTAATTTCTTTCATATGTTCGTAGGTAGCGTTATTTTGCTTACCTCGTTTCAAGAAAAGTTCGGATGCTTTGCGAATGGTATTCTCTGAAAAGAAAATGTAGTATTCCTCTTTCGTCTTTTCGTTCAGTCGTAAAATGTGCTTGTTTGGAATTAAAGCCGCACCCATCAAAATGCGCTTTTCCTCGTCTACTTCTTTAAGTTCGACAAAGTGCTTGTTTAATGCCACCCAGTCTTCCTCGATTGCGGGGTGTTCTACAACACTAACGGCGTACACGCCTTGCTTCATGTTGTTTTCGTCTAAAACTAATTCGATAACGTCCATATTTTGATAACTTAAAATGTTTACAATGTTGCATTATTTACACGCGCTCTGTCTAATCCTTGCGCTGTGGTTACGTCACCGCTCACTACATACGCTTGTATTGGTTGACCTGTTAACTGAGCAAGTGCGTTTACGTTGGCGTTTCCTACTACGTTAAATTCGGGTGTTGTTACCGAGCCTAATTCGGGATTAACGGAAGACGTTGTACTATTTTCTTGGTATTTCTGTTTTGCGATGCTTGCGATATTTGCAGCACCCGCGGCGGCAGCGGCGGCGGCGGCTAAAACTGCTCGCGCAATCGAGGAAGGGTCGCCAACTACCAACTGCGAACCATATGCGGCAACCGTGTTTTTGTAAGTTTCCACCGTAGCCTGTGCAATCTGTAACGCTTGGTTTCTTTTAAACGCTCGCTTGCGTTCCTTTTCTGTTTTACCTTCAAACATTGAACTAAGACTTGATAGGATATTAAAGCCTTGTTGCACGTTGTCGGCGTATTGCTGTTGCATGGCTACTTTTGACGCAAAATCTTGTTTTCTTTTCTCTAAATCTTCGGCGGCTTGCGCGTCCTTTTCCGCTTGTTCTTTATCCCTAATTACTTTAAGGTCGGCTATGTATTGTTGCTCCAATAGTTTTTTCAGTTCGGCATTATCTCCCGCCGCTTTGATTTCTTCGTCAAATTTTTGTTGACGTAGTAAAGCTTCATATTCGTACTTTCCTAAAAGTAATTCTTGCTCCTTTTGCCATTGGGCATCTTTCAACGCGTTTATTTTGTCTTGTTGTTCTTGTGCTTGTTTCGCTTCGGCATCGTCGTACTTTTTGTTTATATCTAATTCAGCTAAACGAAGGCTTTCCGCTTTTTCCTTGATTAAATCATCGTACTGGGTTTGCTCTATTTCTTTTTTGTTTAACTTTTCTTGAAGGTCTTTAAGTTCGTATTTTGAATTGAGTTGAAGTTGCGCAAGTTCTTTTTCGCGTCCTTCTTTCATTTGGTTAATACGTTCCTGTTCAATCTCACGGGTTAAGTCTGCGGTTTCTTGTGCCGTCTTTGCGGTTGTCGTTGCTGTCTTTTTTTGACCTTCTCGAATTTCTAATTGTAAGCCGTCGTAATCACTTTGTAGCTGTCCTAAATACATTTTGGATTCGTGGATAGCCGCCTTATTTTTTTCCCGTGTTTCTTTAGGGTCAAAGAATGCTTTCGCTATTTTCTTCGAAGCCATTTCGTTAAACTCGTTAATCGTGCTATTAATGTCCTTACTGATAACTTTACCTTTACCCATTAATTCGGAAGCCTTGTTAACAGTCCATATCAAAGCGTCAATCGGTGCGCTGACTAATCGAATCGTAAACGTAGTCGTTTCAAGTAAAAACCTTGCGATTTGTTGAGCGTATTTTGCAGACCTTTCAACGGCTTCTTGTTCTTCTTTTGCTCGTTTTTGCAGTAACTCTAATTCTACTTGCGCGTTTTTAATGGACACCTTTAACTTATCCATTTTTATTTTACGTATTTCAGCCTCGGTTTTACCTTGTAGCTTTAAACTATTTTCTTGTAAGGCTAAAAGTTCGGTTGATTTCTTGTCAGCTTCAACCCTTTTTTGTGATTGCTTATAAAGTTTTTCTTGTTCCTTATTTACGCCGTAAATCGCTTGTTTAATGTCATCCCAATAATACGCTATCGTTCCAATGGCGGCAATAACTAAACCGACGCCAGTAACGGCAAAAGCCTTTGAAGCCTTTGACATTGAATTGAACCCTTCAATAACGTTGCTTTTAATTGCGGCTATCGCTGGTATTGCTTGTTGCATTGTAGTAACCGCCGTTGTCATTTGCATAACGGCTTGAAACTTCATCATTACTTTTTGTGCCGCTTCGCTTTCGATACCGAACAAAGACATAGCACCGCTAACACCATCGAATGCGCCTTGAACGCCACCCATAGCGGTTTGCATTCTCATCGCACTGGTCATTGCCATAGCTTCTAAAGCCATGTCGACCTGTGTAATTTGTGCTTGTGCGGCGGCGGCTTCTTTTGCGGTATCTCTAAATTCTTTAGAAGACATATCTCCCGCGCTGGCCATGCGGTACATTTTGTCGGTTAGGATTCCGACTTTTTGTCCCAAGTCCATGTTGGTAGTCGCAAACTGCTCTATTTCTAAATCAGTTTCGGCAATCGTTTGTTTTAACTTACCAACTTGTTGAACGAGTTGTTTAAATTCATCGGTGTCTTTTTGACCTGCTAACGCCATTTCGTAAAGGCGGTCTTCTAAAACTGAAACTTGCGCGGAGACATCGTTTGAACTTACCGAAAGGTTTTCAATATCTTTGGCTACTAAGTTTGTCGCTTGGTTGGCGCGTCCAAGCATTTCCGCAAGTTTGTTATATTCTTCCGTTCCACGCTTACCCGCTTGGGCTAACGCTAACATTTTATCCTCGAGGGAAGACATCGCTTTACCCGCGTCGCCGTCCATCGTTTGAACTAAGTCTTGGAACTCTTGGTCTAACTTGTTAACTTCTTTTTCAACCGCTTGTAGTCCTTTAGTTGCTTCCTTACTATCGACGTTTAAACTTACGCTATATTCTTCAGCCATTTTGTGATTTTTTAAATTTTGCTTCCCTTCGTGCTTGCTCAAAAACCTCTTTTACCGTTTTGGGAATCTTATATTTGCCTTTGGCTATCTCTATTAGTTCGCTTTGACTATACCAAGGGTCTATTCTAAGCATTTGTAGTATCTGTTCTATCACCATTCAAAAGTTAAGGGTTCTACTTCCGTGTTTCCGTTGTCGTAAGTGTATATTATGCTTACCGTTTCTATGTTTATTGCGTATGGTTCGGCTACAATTACATCCAATCCGTCCTCGCTTACCAAAATGTTTATTCCATCTTCCGAAACTATTTCCTCTACGGGCGTAGGGTTAACAGGGATAGTAAATTCTACCGTGGTTTCGTATGTCATTGTATACACATCGGCTGTTATGCTTGTTCCTGTTACGTCGATATCCGCTTGAATTACTCCATTTGGAAATAGAATAGGTTCTTTGTGGATTGTTGTTCCCGGTTTTACAGGAATGAACTTCCGTCTTCTCACGGGTCTAAAGTCATGAAGCAATGTAAAGTTAACCTCACCGTTAGTAAGGTTAGATTTCATTTCGTTAATTATGTATCGCTTGTCTCGAATTACTAACCTATCGTTTAATTTTAGGTTGGTAAGTATGCGCAAAGGTAAAACCGTCTTTACGTCCGTTAATCTGTTCTGTAAGTTGAACATGTTTTGTAAGTACGGGCGGTAGTAAACATCGTACAATGAATTCGGAATCGTGTTTAAGTAGAACGAACTAACTTCTTGCCCGAAATTCAACGACCATTGAACGCTATTGTACGTCGTGTCCTGCCCGAAGACGGCGTAATCGGTTATAATGTTGGCGGTAATTCCATCACTAAAATATAGAAAGCAATCCTGTATTTTATCAAAGTAAAGAATAACGGGTTTAGGCACGTAAGGTTGGAACGTCGGCTCTTCTTGTAGGTAGTAGCCTACTTGTACGTTCGTGTTTGTGAAGTTATTAAACAACGGTTGTTCAAAAGGCACTTGCACAACGTATTCTTGTCCGTCGTAAGGGTAAGAATTAGACAAGTCACCGTATTCACGCGAGTTTAACTGAAAGAATTTACGATTCATAAACGACGCGCATTGCTCGTGCTTAAATTCTATCTTCTTGTAAAGAGGTACGCGGCTTATATTGATTTCCTCTAAATCGGTGTATTCGGTTATGTCGATAATATTACCTTTCGAATACCAATCCTCTAATGGTTCAATCTGAAACGTGTTTTCGTCGATTGGGTAGCACGTCAAGTTGAACTCTTTGAGTAAGCCCGCGAAGTAATCCGCGACTTTCATGTCGGGCATATTAGCCGCTACGTTAAGATTATTCGTGAATACTTGCGTTCCCGTGTTTGTGTAAAGGTAATCGTTCGCGCTTTGTTGTACGTTAAATTGGTCGGTGTATAAATAAGACCAATTGTAGACCATTTGAAACGTTAAATTAACGGGTGCTTGCGAGTATATTTGATAAGTAATTGACGAATCTAAACCGGGGTCATTTACCAAACTCACAATTAAGTTATTCGATAATCCAAGGTTGTTAATCGTGTTTGTTAGTATTCCGTTTTGGAAAACTTGAATTGTGTAAGGCGTGTTATTCGATGCGGCGGTAACATTTAGGTAAATCAAATGCGTTCCGCTATCTACCCAAGGTCTGTACTGAACTCGCAACGTGTCCGTACCTAAGTCCATCGCGTCAAACATATATTGATAGTCCAATGAACTAATAACGTTTAGCGTCGTAAAATCGGGACTTTGTGTTTCGGATTGTTGGGTAAATGTTTCTTTGTTTTTTAGGTGTAAAAACGAATTCAGAAAACGCGGGTCATTTAAAAATAAACCCGTAAAAGCCACTCCATAATAGTTGCCTATCGTTCGAAGTATTTCTTTATTCTTTAACGCGGGAAATAATTCCGTGTATTCAATCGCTCCAAGTGCTGAATCTATATTATCATTTGGTGTACTGGGTTCATTATATTGCCACACGCGGCGGGAACTAATCAAAGGGTAACGAATGTCGTAATCGGTCGTGCCTGTTACGCGGGCTTCCACTTCTGCGTAATCGTAAAAGTGTGCATAAGAAGAAAAGTCTAACTGCCCTAATTTGTCTTCGCTGAACCTATCTTTAAGCGTTCTAATTTCCCCGTAAAAAGTAACTTTATAGGCGTAAGGCTGTCCGTTTTTTAGTTGGACGCTTTCAAGCTGAATCTTGCCCCTACGGAAAAACGTTAAATCTATTTCTATAAACGCATCCCTTCGTAAGTTCGGGTTAATCGTTCCGTTTATAGCATTCTCATAAAAGTGTTCAAATATTGGGTTATTATGAACAGAACACGGTACACTAAATGACTGCGAAAAGTCCGTAAAAACTTTTGATATGTCCTGTATATTTTGTATGCTACTACTAACTTGTATTTGCTCATCTTCGAATAATTCTAAGCGGTTGCCCTCTATGTATACTTGTACTTTTCTTTTCATTACACGATGTTGTTAATCGTTTCGTAAGCCATTTCAAACTCGATTGTATAATTCACCGTCTTTTGGTTGATTACCTTAACCCTATCAAAGCCTTTTGTTTTCATCGTTACAGGATACCCGTTTAAAAGTATCCGTTCGCTTAGTGCCATTTGGGTAAGGTTCTCTTTGAAGTCTTCGGTTACGCTTCCCGTGTTCGCTTTGATTGTTTGCCGTCCGTTTACATTAAACTCTTTGAAGTTACCTTCCGCGGTCGAATAGTTCATCAAACTACTTTGCATCAATTGATAGGAGTTCGTCTTTACTTCGAGTTGGTCGTAGGATGCTTTAAACATAAACTCCCTTTGCCATGCGCCGTATTTGTTTATGAAGTCCATTGTAATTACATCGTACCTACATTCAACCTGCGGACGGAAATAGTATGTAGCCAAGACGGTTGAAGTTGAACTTAGGATTTCTAACTTGTTGCCGTCGTCGTACCACGTAGGATAAACTCGATACGCATATTGAAACGTGCCCGAACCGAAGCCAGTGTTAACTACCGCACCGCTTACTAAGTTAGTGTAACGCAATGAACCTCCCGAAGGAATTTCTAACGTTAAAAATCCCGCTCGTTTGTAAACGTCGGTTGCAAGTACCGCGCTCGGGTCGTAAAGATAATAGTACGTCTTTTGGTCAAGGAAATACTTCCCGTTATTCGGGTTCGTTCCGTCCTCGTAATATCCGAAGCCATCCCATCCGTAATGGTTCAATACATCAAGTGTAACATACCCACTTGGGGTTAGTTTATACCTAATCACTTTTACGTTAACGTAGCTATCGAAGTCGGCAGGGCTTACCGTATTGTAAACGTTTGGGTTCACCGTGTTATCGATGTACTCTCGGATGTAAGGCGAAATGTTATAGTAGTTAGCCGTGTTCGTTGGTGACGGGATTAACTTACTAAGAGTGTAAGTAGGCGATGCGGGCGCACTTCCTGAACCGTTCCAAAGAAACAATTCAATCTTACTTCCCGTTTGTCCTACCTCGTCAACTTCTATTATGTATGGGCTTCGTGCTTGTATATTCATTTCTTCCGTCTTTTCTTATTTGATTCTCGAATAATCTCATCTAAATAAATCGCTAAATCTCCACCTAACGCTCGCTGAAAATCTTTACCCGCTCGTTTGTATCCGTCCGCAAATGGCTTAGTAAAAAACAAACTGCGTTCAATACCCTTGTTAAATATCCCGCGAGCAATCATGAATTGAACTTGCTTACGCGTCATGAATCGCCCTTTCTTGTCGCGTGGTGAAATTCCTCGTTTAACAATCCATTTATCTAACGCGCTTGGTGGCGGCATTTTATCTTTAAATGAAAATTCGCTTCCGTGTTTTACTTTCTTTCCGTCTACCCCTAAGTCCTGAAACTTCCCGTAGTAAAGCATCGTAAATACCAAATCTGTATTGTCGCCTTCCTCGGTTATTGTTCCCTTTAACGAGTTGTAAAGTTCTTTAGACGCGTTCTTCTTTAACTTCGTTAGGTTACTACGCGACTGCTTGATAACGTAATCGCGGAACTTCTTTATTTCTTCTTGTAACTTTTGCTTACGCATCAGCAAACAGACATTTGATTAGGAATTACAATATCCACCGTCATGGTCATTCCTGCAAGGTAGTTTTCAAATCGCTCGGTAAAGGGTTCGATGCTTACCGAACTTCCTAACTGCGCATAATTACCAAACAAATCACCACGGCGAAGGCTTTCGTATAAACGCATCAAAACGGTTAACTGAGTATTCAGTACATCCAACTCGTTGTCGTTGCCTAAAAACTTATCTGTCGTTTCCTCTTTGCTAATATCTACGATATCCATGGCAATAATGGAAATGTTAAATGTAAGCGCGTTCCCGTTTGGTGAAATGTTGTTAACTATTAAGTGAACCAAAGGAAAGATTGACTGCTTGTAGTTATCTATATCGTCAAGGCTTCCTTGCGTTACCGTGTTCACTAACGGAATAGTTTCTATTTCGGTTCTTAGGGTGTCAAGTATGTAGAAGTATCCTTTCATTTATTCCGTCTTTTTATCATGTGTATTTCAAGGTCGTTTTTCTCTTTCTCAAACATCAAGTAAGTAAGGCATTGATGCACCGATAATGAGGTAACATCGTCCATTCGTCTAACGTCGCCTTTGCTGAGCGTATAAATTGAAGCATACCATCCCCATCGATTGGCAAAGTTGCTTTCTGCGCTGTGGTCAAGTCCATCGTCTTGAGTTCCTCCTGTAAAAAGTCCATCGTAACGTTCAACAATTCCACGCTTAAATTGCGCAAAAAAAAACTTGCACCTAAAGCGATATTCAGCGGCATCATTTTCATTACCTCCGCATACGTCGCGCTTGTGTGATAGGGTTCTATTTCGTATTTATCGCCCTTCTTTTTTTTGATTGGTCTAAATAAAACCGCCATCGCCTTGTGCATCGTATCCCAATCCTGTAAATACTTTTCAGCGTCCACGTATTCACCGAATGTCATGTTCTCCAAATCAGGAATGAATCCGAATTCGTACTTGTCGATGAAAAACGTAGGTTCAAAGTCGGGTTCTTGTTTGAACAAGTCGCCTAACTTAGCCATCAAAGTAAACACATCACCCGCGCTAAAGTTGTTTACCTCCGACATCCGTATTTTACACAACATCGATATCATTTTCTTTGCCGCGATATCGTTCGAATCTTCGTCGGCTTGCAGTTTCATTAACTCTTGGTATTGAGTTAACCTAATTTCGCTTAATGAAGTTGGGATTAAAATTTTCGACTGCATATTTATATAACTTAATTTCCTTTAATTGTACCTTAGTCCGTTTTTACCTTACGAAGTACTTACCCCTATTTGGATTGCTCAAAGCGTTGTACACGAAATACCGTGCGGCATCTATGCAATGATTCCATTTGTCTTCGGGGATTGTCTTGTTCGTCTTTTCCTGCCATGAGTAGTTATTGAATTCCTTAATCATGTTCTTGCTTTCGGGGTCTATGAATATTCGGTATTCCGACATGAGACTAATTCCCGCCGTTACGCTTCCAGTTCCCTTGATTGCTTCGACTATATTCAACCCTCGTTGTTTAAGTTCGCTTATCAATCGTGGTTCGGCACTATCACCTACTATCAAATCATTTAAAGCGTGTTGTCTGTTGTACTCGAATAGTTGACCCGTGTTTAATCCCTTTTCGTAGAAGCATTCTTTTAGGTAAATTACTTTCGTCTTTCTGTCGATTGACACCTTGATAAGCGTTGAAGGGTCGTTACTGAATCCGTAATCCTGTCCGAATCCGTTTAACTCGCACTCTTTGAATTCACCCAATGACCAGTTAGTAAATACTGCTCCCGTCGGTTGGGCGCGTTCACCCGTTCCGTAAACTTTCCACCAGTACGAATTACCTATCTTACTTTCTATGTCCTCTACTTGTGGTCGGGTTAAATGTGGGTTGTCTCGATAGGTCGTAATGCAAGGCGGATACTTATCGATGTATTTGTCAAGCCAATGTTCCTGTGGTAACGCGGGGTTGTAGTCGGCTATTATTCGATACCGTGTTCGTGGGAAAAGTTGGTCTATCGTTTCTTCGGGGAATTGGTGCGCTTCGTTTATCCAAAGTATATCGCGCGAGCGTCCGTGTATTTTGTCGGGGTTGTCAGCACCGTAATAGTTAATGTAGTTTCCGAATAGGTTGTAAATGTGGTCGGTCTTATTATGGTTCTTATCGGAATAGAGTTCGTGTTTAATTAGCACATCCCTAAAGTCTTTCCACGCGGTCGCCTTTAACGCGGCGAATGTATCCCTACAAATGTCTATTTCTAATTCAGCACCTTCGTACTTCTTACATAACCAAGTAAGGTAGTAAATGGTCGCGTATGTCTTACCCGAACGTGTACCGCCTTGTAGTAAGGTTATGCGTTGGTGTTTAACCTTCCATTTCAGAAAAGTAAAGTTCGGATTAGAAGCGCTCATTAATCTTCGTCTGTATCTTCTTCGTGTTTATCGTTCAACCAACTTGGTAGGTTTACTTCCTTCCCTTTGGTGGTATGGTCAATGTAGGATTGATTTAGTTTTTGGTGTTCTTCGGAATCTGAAAGCAATCTAAACGCGGCGAGTTGAAGCGTGGCATTTTCTGAATTAATCCAATTGCGTTTCATCCTATGCTTTGTCTTAATCTTAATTGCGTCGATTGCCTCTTTAATTATGTCCAATTTATCTAAGCCGTGGTTGTATGCCGTTGCTCTACTGAATGAAATGTACATACAAGCCTCGTTAAAATTGGTGCAATTATTTTTTTCAATTGCCTCTATAAATTCTTCTATGTATTCTTGTGTAGTCTTTTTCATGGTTGCATTAATTCATTGATTGAATATAGAAATTATCAATAGGAGCAAAGTAAATAGTATCGTCTTTTTCTTCGATGAGTAGAACCAAGAAAACAGGATACCCACAATAATCGGTTATCCCTTCCATTTGGTCTTTATAATACCTACCTACAAAGAATGCGTAGTTATCGAACTGACCTATTACGCGGTCTAACATATCTTCGAGTTGGTCTTCTAAGTTCATTCTTCGGGGTTAAGTCTTGTAAAGGGGTCTACTTTTACTTTGGTCTTTGTTCCTTGTAATCTTTTGGTTCGTCTTTCGGCACGTTCCTTTTTACGTTCCGCTAACGTCTTGATGTTCTTGTTCATACTGGTTCACTATCTTTTGTAAGTCGTTTAATATTCGCTTCCAACAATCCGGACACCCACTCGGTTCTTGGCGTTGGTTAAATACTCTATTGTATATTCTTAGTAACGTGCTTTGCTCGGTTGGTTTTAACCTTGATTTATTGAATGTAAAAAAGTCCTTTAGGAATAAGTATTCGTGTTCTTGTAGGCATTCAATCTTACGTCGGTAAGTGAATAACTTATTCAAGGCTTCTTTACGTTCGTCGCATCCGCAGTCTTCGCCTAATATCCATTTGGCAACCTTTGCTATTCCTGTTACCTCTAAGACCTTTTCTACGGTGTCTCCTAATCCTACGCTTTCGGTAGTTGAACGTACTAACTCCATTTCTTTTTTAGTCCGTCTTTTGCGCTTTTGTTTAAATTCGGTCATATTCTTGGTTTTTGTAGTCTAAATAATCTTCCCCTATCTTTTGTTTAAGCCGTGTTTTACAGTTTTTAAGCGTGTTAAATATACTCGATAAACTTATATTTGCTCCGTTGCTTATTTCACGCATTGATTTACCCTTTAAGGTATGCACTTTGAATAATTCACGGTCGTAAGTATGCCATTTAGATAACTCGTTTTGTAACTTTTGGTCTATTTTGCTTATCGCTTCGTGTTTTTGTGGTTCGCTTTCCTCGATACAAAGGTAGTTCAACTCATCAATCGACACCTTTTGAATTCTTGTTTTCTCTTTCTCATAAGTTATAAACGTATTTTTGAGAATTACCCACACAAACGCGCGGTTCGGTTCGTCGTTTATTATCGCTTTTTCGCCTGAATTGGCGTCGTGAATGCGTAAGTACATTTCTTGTACAATGTCTTCGGCTAAATGACACTCTCCAAAAGAACGAACTATGTTAATCCATTCTTTGTGATGTCTTGATAGTACGTTAATCCATTGCATTTGCGTGTAAATATATTAAAAAAAACAAACCCCCATCTATTAGACGAGGGCAAGTTAGTTTAGTTATTTGTTTTTATTCACGTAGTTGTCCAATTTTTTCAACGTTTCAATGCTTACGGGCTTGCCTTGTACGAATCTGTCGATGTTGTACTGGTGAAACTTGTTTCCGTTTGCTTTTATTTCGTTTACTATTTGGTTACGTGTTTTCGTTAGCATG